GTACATGCAAAAGCGCTCATAGCGCTAACGAGAGCGAAATGACAGAATCAGAACTCAACGCAAGATACACCGTGGCATTTGTCAACTCGCTACAAATAGACGATTACGGGCGCTACGTTGTGAGCAAGGCTGACGCCGATAGACTGACAAATCTAGAAACGGGAAAGCAAATAGTGGCCTCGAAAGGAAAGCTGTTCATTGAGGTTTTTGGATTGGTGAATGGCGAGTTGATTGGTAAAAAACTGGAGGTGGTGTGATGGCTAAGATTACGATAGTTATTGAGGATGTTGATTGTGGGTTAATATCAATCGAGACAAAGCAAGAAGGCGATGAAAGTGAAAGCCTCGCAATTCTGGTAGCCACAGCAGTAATCGAATCAATAAACGAAACAGGCGAGCTAGCCTGCCCACCTGTAAGCCACTAAAAACAAAGCCTCCTTCTGGGGGCTTTTTTGTGCCTGTGTTTTGGTATGATTAGTGCAACAAGCGAATAAACGGAGCATAAACGGGATGACAAAAGAGAAGGCAGGCACATTTAGCGCCGAGAATCAGCCTGAGAACCGCAGGGGTCGCGCCAAGTACAACAAGCTGATGGATGCCTTGATTGCCAAGGGGTACTCTGAGAAGCAGTTCTACGAGCGCGTGGTTGATGCCGCAATGGGTGAAAATGGCAACAACATGCTGCGTGAGGTGTTGATGCGCTTCTGCCCGGCACCAAAGCCGTCAGCACAGGCTATCACATTCGACTTTCCAGCAGATGGAACCCCAGTTCAGAAGATTGATTCGATCATCACTGGTGTGTCAAATGGGAGTATTCCGGCAGATTTGGGGAAGCTGGTGGTTGATATGGTAAAAGCAAGCCTTGATGTCGAAGAGCTTACCGAGCTATCAGCAAGACTTGAGAAGATAGAAGATCACATCAAGAATCAGGCCGCGCAATGAGAAGGAAGAGGTTATCTGCCGTAGCTATTGAGAAGGCGGAGCAGGCAATGGATATTTCCTGCGAGGCCGTCGAATCGGCAGTGTTTGGCATATGCGATCTGAATCGCAATGTTGTTAAATGCCTGAGAATGACGGCTGACGGTGTTAGCGAGACCAACGACGAGCCGACAATACTAATCCCGCAGAAGCTGGAAAAGCTTCTTTACCCGAAGCGCATCAAAGTTATCTATGGCGGGCGCGGGTCTGGTAAGACTCGCACGGTTACGTCCATCCTAACCGAGCGAGCAAGATTCAAGCGTGAGCGCGTGGCCTGTTTCCGAGAGATTCAGGCGTCAATCAAGGAGTCCAGCTATCAGGAGATAGCCGACGAGATAGAGCGCAAGAGCGAGGGGGATGAGTTCCGCCAGGTGGATGGCGAGATAACCCATAAGCTAACTCGCTCTAAGTTTTCGTTCAAGGGACTGTATCGAAACCTGACAACGGTCAAGGGCTTTGCTGGTGCAACTATCGCCTGGGTGGAAGAGGCGGAGAATATTAGTCAAACATCCATAGACATCCTTGAGCCAACAATCCGCGCTCCAGGCTCAGAGATATGGCTGACGTTCAACCCGAACAAGCCAACGGACGCCATCTGGACAAACTTCGTTGAGCCATACCTTGATCGGATGGTTGATGGTGTTTATGAGGATGATGAAACGCTCATCATTGAAGTGAACTACGTAGATAACCCGTGGTTCACCGAAGAGCTGGAAATGACCCGCCAAAAGGCCATGCGTACTGACATTGATAGGTACAACTGGATTTGGCTGGGCAAGTTCAACAAGCGCAGCGATGAGCTGGTGCTGGGTGGCAAGTATGTTGTGCAGGACTTCACGCCAACAGATGAATGGGATGGCCCATACCTTGGTGCTGACTTCGGCTTCGCGCAAGACCCATCAACACTCGTCGTCTGCTGGGTTTATGACGGGATCCTTTATGTAGAACATGAGGGATACGGATCTGGCGTAGAGATAGACCAGCTTGGCGCAATGTATGAGCGGGCATATCCGCGAGCCAAGGAATATGTGATTCGTGCTGACTGCTCACGGCCAGAAACCATAAGCTATGTGGCCCGCCAAGGTTTCAAGATTGAGGGGTGTGAGAAATGGAGCGGGAGCGTTGAGGATGGTGTGACTCACCTTCGCAGTTATGAGCGAATTGTGATTCACTCTCGATGCAAACATGCAGCGGATGAGGCAGCTAGGTATTCGTACAAGGTAGACAAGAACACTGGCGATGTGCTGCCTGATATTGTTGACAAGCACAACCACTGCATCGCAGAGGGGGAGCTGATATCAACCGGCAGAGGATTTATTCCTGTCGAGGACGTTGTTATTGGTGACACTGTTGGCACCAGAGTCGGCCAAAGAGTTGTGACTAACCACTGGGTTAGCGGCGTTAACATTCCAACAATGAGGATATCTACAGAGTCAGGAAGCGTTAGGTGTACTCACAATCACGAGGTATTTGTACACGGAAAAGGATTTATTCGCGCCGACATGGTAAGATATGGAGACTGGTTAGTAATTAACAATGGCGGTGATGAATGGTCGAGACATTTGAATACTGTGGGTTCGTATTTAGGCGGTACCCGAACTCCCCCAGAAGGAGTGACGCTGTCTATTTCAAGCGAACAGTAAAGACTGGTTGCACTGAGTGGCTTCATAGAAGGATTTACACTGACAATTTTGGTGATATACCAGATGGGCACCACATCCATCACATTGACGGGAACCCACTAAACAACGATCCTAGCAATCTTGAGTGCGTGTCGCCATCAGATCACATTGACATGCATCCACGCAGCGATGATTGGCTATCCAGACAGAGCGAGCACCTAAAAAGTATCAGGCATCTTGCCACTGAGTGGCACAAATCAGATGATGGTAGGGCGTGGCACTCGGAGATGGCGAAGAGGTCTTGGGAAACTTTCGAGCCAAGGCTAGTTGAGTGTGTAAATTGTGGCTGTGGATTCATGTCAAAAACAAGGCGGGAAAATGAGCTATTTTGTTCAAACAAATGCAAGTCAGCACACAGGAGAAAATCTGGAGCTGACAATGAGGTTAGGGTTTGCGCTCAGTGTGGCAATGAGTTCTCAATTAACAAATACAGTAAGACGGAGTGTTGCTCTAGAAGCTGTGCAATGTATAGAAGAATGTCAAAAGTCGCATAGAGTGTATGACATGACTGTTGATGGTGAACATGAGTTTTACGCAGGTGGAATACTTGTACACAACTGCATGGATGCGATACGCTACGCCATAGGGCCGCTGATTAAGCGTGAGTCACAACCCATGCTATTCATGCCGTCAAGGTACAGATAAGAAAAGGCCCGTAAGGGCCGACCTTCATATTTCAATAGCTCAACCCAGCCAGAAACTATATCATTCACATAGCACAGAACGTAACTGCATTCATCCGGCATTCTTTCCTTAACTGAAATCCATTCACTCATCTCACCACCTCAATAATCAACCTATCACCTGCGCAATCACTCAGGATTGCAACGTTGTCGCACTGGAATGTAACGGCACTCCAACCTTCCTCCAGCAGCTCACCGATTGCGTGATGGATGGATTCATACTTGGTTACATGGCGAGATGGCGAAACAAGACCATCACGCGCCTCGATGTGAAGTCTAGTTGTAATCACGGCTCACCCCTCTCTTTGATTGCCCGCATGACTCTGCGCCTTGACTCTCGGTACACTAGCTCATCAATGTCTTGATACCCGTTTCGCCATACCCAGTCTGGCAGCTCACTCTCGACAGCGCCCATCATTGCCACTATCGCATTCTCCATATCATCCATCTCACCCTGCCGATGCGCGTGCTCGTCGGCCTTCATGCTGTTGTAGTCGGTCATTTAGTGCGCTCCAGCTCCGCTAGAAGTGCGTCTGCGCACTCCACGGAATAGGACGCGACATCGTGCATACACATTAATTCACCAGCCTCGCCAGCCTTTGAGTTGGCAACGTAACCAGACATAATATGCATCGCCACCATCTCGCGCTTTGTCATCCCACCACTCATAACCTTGCGCTCGCGAAGCGTTGGCGCTCCACATGGCACTTGGCTTGCGTCGATGTGATATTGCTCCACAACCTCGCAAGGCATTGCTGGCATGTTTCCGTTGTTGTCCATATCTATCTCCTTTGTTTCGACAATCCAATCATGGCACCACATTAAAACTATTACAACCCCTCTGTGATAAAATTCAACCATCAATCAGTGGGGTGACAGATGGAACAATCCAGAGCAGAGATTATCGTGAACCAGTGCCAAAGCGCACTGGAGCGAATCAGGATGGCGCGGGTAAGTCAGGTGATGGGGTCTGACAGTAAGCATGGCTCGCTGTACCGGGTGTTTGGGCTACCAACAGAGCTTACCTTCGAGCACAAGAAAAACATGTACGACCGGAACGGCGTTGCTGGTGGCGCGATTGACAAGCTGGCAGGCAAGACTTGGGAGAGCTATCCCGAGCTAGTCGAAGGCGAGCCATCAGCCGAAAACAAGGTGGATACGCCACTCGAAAAAGAGCTGCGCAAGTTCTGCAAGCGAACCAAGCTGTGGCGGGCCTTCCGTGCTATGGATACAAAGCGCATGGTGGGTAACTATGCTGCGCTCATCATCAAGATTGCGGACGGTCAAGACTGGAGTCAGCCAGCAACCAACGTCAGGCCTGACCAAATCGTCGGCTACATGCCAGTGTGGGAATGCCAGCTTCGCGTGACTGATACTGAAATGGATCGCACCTCAGAGCGCTACGGCGAGCCGAAAGCATGGGCATATCAGGAGATTGTCAGCTATGACAACTCGCTTAACACCAAGCCGGTGCAAGAGGTAAATATCCACTGGACTCGGGTGGTTTACTTCGGTGACGTGTTCACCGATGGCTCGACTAGCGAGTTTGGGAACAACCTGCTGGCTCGCGGGTTTAACGCATTCACAGCAATCGAGAAAATCAACCAGTCAGGGGCTGAGGGATTCTTCAAGAACGCCGCCCGCCAGCTCCAGGCCAACTTCTCGAAAGAGGCCCGCATGGATGAAATCGCCCGCATGATGGGGGTGAAAGTCCAAGAGATTAGCGACGCATTCCAGGCGGTAGGACGAGACCTGAATAGTCAGTTTGACAGCTTCATGGTCACTCAGGATGTGGACGTTAACGCCCTGACGGTATCCATGCCGAATCCGCAGGAGTTCTTCGATTGCTGCCTGCAAGAGGCGTGCGCGTCGCTTGGCGGGTTCCCTGCTACCGAGCTAACCGGACACATGACTGGGGAGCGTAGCAGCTCCGAGAACGGCAATGTAATGGCTCAACTCGCCACATCTCGCCGGGCTAACGTGTTGGATAACGACATCGAGGACTTCTTCAAGCACCTGTCTGACATCGGCTGCTTCAAAGGCGCTGAATTGTCTGCCGTGTGGGATGACCTTCTCGACCAATCAACTGGCGACAAACTCGAAAACGCCAAGAAGATGGCCGAGATTAACCAGATGGGCCT